GCGCCTCGTCCTCACCCCCGCCTCCACCATCCGCCCACGCCGCGTCCACTGGTGCTGGGACGAGCGCATCGCCCGCGGCACCCTCGCCCTACTTGCCGGCCCGGAAGGCCTCGGCAAGTCGACGATGGCCTACTGGCTCGCCGCCCGCATCACCCGCGGCGAGCTCCCCGGCGAGGACCACGGAACCCCTCGCGCGGTCCTCGTCTGCGCCACCGAAGACTCTTGGGAACACACCATCGTCCCCCGGCTCATGGCCACCGGTGCCGACCTGACACTCGTCTACCGCGTCGAAGTCAAACGCTTCGACGACATCACCATCGGCCTGTCCCTCCCCCGCGACCTTGCCGACCTACGGCAGGCAGCCACCGACACCGGCGCCGCCCTACTCATCCTCGACCCGCTCATGTCCCGCCTATCCGAAGCCCTCGACACACACAAGGACGGCGAAGTCCGCCGCGCCCTCGAGCCACTCGTCGGTGTCGCCGACGACGTTGACATGGCCATCGTCGGACTCATCCACCACAACAAATCCGGCAGCTCCGACCCGCTATCCCTGGTCATGGCATCCAAAGCATTCACCGCCGTCGCCCGATCAGTACACACCATCATCAAAGACCCCGACGACGAAACCGAAACACGGCGCCTATTCGGAACCCCCAAAAACAACCTCGGCCGAATCGACCTCCCCGTCCTCTCATTCACCATCACCCGCTGGACCTACGACACCGACGACGGCCCCGGCGACACCGGACAACTCATCTGGGGCGCCGACGTCGACGGCACCATCGGAGAGGCCATCCGCCGCGCCACCGAAGACCCCACCATCCGCAGCGCCGTCAGCGAAGCCCGCGACTGGCTCTCCGACTACATGTACGCCCACGGCCCCAGGGTCCCCAGCGAGGACATCAAGCGAGCCGCCGAGAAGGCCGGCCACGCCATCGCCACCGTCAAGCGAGCACGGCAGGTTCTACGCGTCCAGGTCGAGTTCGAAGGGTTCCCGCGGAGGTCGTACTGGGTGGTGTCCGATTTGTCTAAAGGGCTCGCGCGCGCAGGGGGTCCTCCGGGTGAGCCAGCTGAGCCGAATAGACAAAGCGGACAGGGTATATCGACCGATTCAAACCCCTACACCCCAACCGCCCACAACGAGCAGTCGGCTCAGCTGGCTCAGTGGGAGCAAGCCCACGCGCCTACGCGCGAGACAATAAACCCTGTCGGCGACCCCATCGCAGGACCATCACCAACCCTGCACGGCGAACCCTGGACACCCGAGTTCGAAGGACAACGCCCACCCTTCCAACCCGGCAACTTCCAAGGCATCGCACCCTGCCCCGACTGCGGATGGGCCCTCGACAGCCAAGCCCACGACCTCAACTGCGAAGGCGGCCGACCATGACCAACCCCATCGACTGCCAGCGCTGCAACCAACCCCATCCAAGATGCCGCGGCCACAACCAAAGAGGCGAGCCGTGCATGCGCTGGCCACGGACAGGCGCTCCGGTGTGTCCGCGTCACGGCGGCCACGCGCCGCAGGTTGAACGTGCTCGAGAGCGCCGAATAAAGGAGCAGAATGCGCGGGCGGCTGTTGGCCGACTGGATCTGAGTCGCAAGGTTGACCCGGTCACAGCTCTATTGGAGGAGATTTACCGCACTGCCGGTGTTGTGGCTTGGCTGGACGAGAAGGTCCGGGCATTGAATGACAAGGAAATGGTGTGGGGAAAGACCGAGGAGGTCCACAAGAGCTCGGGTGAGCATCCCGGAACGGACACGAAGTACGCCGCTGAGCGGAATGTGTGGGTGCAGTTTTGGCAGGACGAACGTGCTCATTTGGTGCGGGTGTGTCGTGAGGCGATTACGGCCGGGATCGAGGAACGGATGGTCAGGCTTGCGGAGCAGGAGGGCGCTCTGGTCGCGGATGTGCTTAGGCGTGCACTGGATGCGCTGTACGAGGCGTTGGTGCGGCTCGGCATGGCTGACCAACTGGTGGAGGAGTGGCCACGGTTGGTGGCTGAGATCGTGCCGCGGGAGTTGCGGGCGTTGACGGCGGAGGCCGCGTCGTGATCGGCCGGCGGCGGGATGCCCATGTGGCGGAGCAGCTGGCGCGGGATGACTGGCGGCGGCTGTCGATGCGGGTCGATGAGCTGCTCGAGGAGCGGCTGGTGTTCATGCAGATGCGAGACCGCGAGGTGGCCGATGGCGAAGCGTGAGCGGTACTGGGTGCACTCCGACCCGACCGGGCCCGATCCGCCGGACCGTGTCGACGCTGTCGCGACGGTGCACGACGCCGACAGTCCGCCGTGCCCCGGCGATTGCAACCGCTTGTGGCGGCAGGCCGAGAAGCGAGCAGCCGAGGCGCTCGCCAAGGGCTACCGGGTCAAGCCGCACGAGATTGAGCCGATACCGGGTGCGCCGGTGTGGTGCCGCAACTGCCAGACCGCCATCCGTGATGCCCTCGGCCGGTTGCCCGAGCTCGCGGCCTACGCCGCCTCGATGCCCGGCGGGAAGCTGGCGCAGACCGCTGAGACGGAGGGCCGGTTCGCCACCCGCGACGGGTCCCCGTCCGGCAGTCCGGCGTGGGATGTGGCGGACGAGATCGTGCGGTGGGCGCTGCGCTGGGAGGATCTGTTGCGGGCGCATCTGGGGCAGGTGTATGAGACGCCGAAGCTGGTCCGAGCCGCCTTGTTCACGAAGGTCACCGACCTGAACCGCCCGGCGAGGCTGGTCGCGCTCGGGCCGGTGCTCAAGGATCCGACCGCGCGGCGTAAGTTGACCGCCGCGGTGCGCTACCTGGACACGTGGCTCACGCCGCTGTTGTCCTCGCCGATGGCGCTCGACTCCGGCCGGCAGACCCTGAACCTGGCGAGGCGCGCGGTCGGGGCGACGGGGCGGGATCGGGTGGTGCACCATCTACCGCTGCCATGCCTCCAGTGCGACAAGAAAGCACTCAGGCGTGACGACGGGTCGGAGACGGTGTACTGCCGGGCCTGCGACTCGCGGTGGACGTGGGAGGACTACGACCGGTTGGCGGCTGCGTACGCTCATGGCAGGCCCAAGCCGAAAGTTGGGGCGGTGGTCGTGGGTGGCTGAGATGACCGTCAACGATCTCGGGTTGGTCACTGTGGCCGAGGCCGCCGATATTGCTGGCGTGGCGCCGCGCACGGTGCGCACTTGGATGCGGCGTTACCGGATCGAGCCTGTCTGGCAGGGCGAGCTGATGCTGTTGTCGGAGCGTGCGGTGCTCGAGGTGGAGAGTGCGACACGCCGCGAGCCGCGCGGACGGCCTCGGGATTCTTGACATTGGTGGCCTGTTTGAATCACGCTTTGCCGCAGGCGGACTATGCCCGCTGCCCGGCCATCGCGCCGGGCTTTGTCATGCCCGGAGGCATCCATATGAAGCGCACCCTTGCGACTCTCGCCCTCACCGCCGGCCTGCTCCTCAGCGGTGCCACCCTCGCAACCGCCGATCCCTCGTTCGGGCCAGGTGCTGGCAACGGGCAAGGCAACAACCAGCCACACGACGCCGGCGCCAAGTGCCACCCACCGGGGCAAACCACGGACGAGCCCGGCTGCAAGTGAGCCAGCCATGACCCTCCGGGTCGATGAGCGCACCGGCCTGGGCTGAGCCGGCAGCCCGCAGCTTCGAACCGCCCATCCGCCGCTGGCCGACACCCGGCGCGATGGCCGTCGACCTCGACCCGCGCATCCGGCAGACGCCAGCGCTCGAGCTCATCGACCAGGCGCTCGTCGACGTCACGGGAACACCCGACGGCCGGCTGATCATCTCCATGCCCCCGCAGGAGGGCAAGAGCCAGCGGGTCTCGCGCTGGTTCCCACTGTGGCTGCTGCAGCACAACCTCGACCTGCGGATCGCGATCGTCTCCTACGAGCTCGGCGTCGCCCGCCGGTGGGGCCGCGCCGTCCGCGACCAGATCGTCAACCATCCCGAGCTCGGGCTGCGGATCCGCGAGGACCTGGCCGCCCAGCACGAGTGGGAACTCGACGGGCACATCGGCGGCGTGTACTCGGCCGGCATCGGCGGTGCCATCACGGGTCGCCCGGTCGACGTCCTGATCATCGACGACCCGATCAAGGACCGCGAGCAGGCCGACTCGCAGGTGTACCGCGATCGCGCTGGCGACTGGTGGACCGACGTCGGCGGGCCGCGTCTCGCACCCGGTGCGCCGGTGGTGCTGATCCAGACCCGCTGGCACGAGGACGACCTGGCTGGCCGGCTGCAAGCGGCCGAGGATGGGCACGTGTGGCGGGTGTTGAATATCCCGGCGCAGGCCGACCACCGCCCGGACAAGGGCGAGACGGACCCGCTGGGCCGGGAGCCGGGCGAGTTCATGGCCTCGGCGCGCGGCCGCACCGTGGCGCAGTGGGAAGCGATCAAGATCCGGTCCGGGTCCCGCACATGGACGGCGCTGTACCAGGGCCGCCCGTCGCCGGTCGAGGGCGGCATCCTCAAGCGCGAGTGGTGGCGCTACTACGCCGCAGCGCCCTGGGTTGTCCGCGACGACGGCTCCCGCTGGCTGCCGGGCCGGGACTTCGAGCTGTGCCAGTCGTGGGACATGACGTTCAAGGACACCGCCGGCACCGACTATGTCGTCGGGCAGGTGTGGATGCGCCGCGGCGCCGAGGCGTATCTGCTCGACCAGGTCCGGGCCCGCATGTCGTTCGTGGAGACCTGCCATGCCGTGAAGGTGCTGTCGGCGCGGTGGCCGCAGGCGGCGGGGAAGTACATCGAGGACAAGGCGAACGGGCCGGCCGTAATCTCCGCCCTGCGGCGCACCGTCCCCGGCCTGGTGCCGGTGGAACCGGAAGGCAGCAAACCAGCTCGCGCGTCGGCGGTGTCGCCGTTCGTCGAGGCCGGCAACGTGTGGCTGCCCGACCCGTCGATCGCTCCATGGGTGGACGAGCTCGTCGAGGAGTGCGCCGGGTTCCCGAACGCGACCAACGACGACCAGGTCGACGCACTGTCCCAGGCCCTGACCAGGCTGCTGCTCGCGCCGCTGCTCGACGGGTCGGTGTTCGAGCCCGACGAGTTCACCATGGCCGCTGTGCAGGGCTGGTCGATCTCGCCCCACTGACAGGGAGGTCGACGTGGGCATCCGCGACATGCTCGGCCTCGCCGAGGTGGCGCAGCCGGTCGACGAAACGACGGCGGCGCTGGAGCGGGAGCGGGAGACGACCACGCTGCTGCAGGAGTCGATCGCCGAGCTGCAGCTCGCGCTTGAGGACCAGGGCTGGCAGCGGATCCTGGCGTGGGCGGACCTCGAGTTCACCGCCGAGGGCCGCAAGCGTGCCGCCGAGTTGTGCCGGGTGACCGCGGTCGCCAACCCGCTGATGAAGCGGGGGGTGGCGATCCGCATCGGCTACATCTGGGGCGGCGGGGTGTCGATCCAGGCTCGGGCCGCATCCGACGAGGACGGCGGGCAGGACGTCAACGCCGTGGTGCAGGCGTTCCTCGACGACCCGTCGAACGTGGCCGCGTTCACCGGCCCGGAGGCCCGCGAGGAGAAGGAACGGGCGCTCGCCACTGACGGCAACGTGTTCCTTGCCCTGTTCACCGCCCCGCTGACCGGGCAGGTGCAGGTGCGGTCCATCCCGCACTCGGAGATCGGCGACATCATCTGCGACCCGGAGGACCGGGCGGCGCCGTGGTTCTACCAGCGGACCTACGTGCGAACCGTCGTCGACACCGCCCGCGCTGTCACCCGGGAGGAAACGGTCACCGTCTACTACCCGGCCGAGGGCTATTGGCCGCAGATCCGGGTCGGGTCGATCAACGGGCACCAGGTGCTGTGGGACGCGCCGGTGGTGCACGTGCGGGTCAACGCCCTGGACGGGTGGAAGTTCGGCATGCCCGACTGCTACGCCCCACTGGCGTGGGCCCGCTCCTACAAGGTGTTCCTCGAGGACTGGGCGATCCTGGTCAAGGCGCTGTCCCGCTACGCCTACCGGGTGTCGACCAAGGGGTCGAAAGTGCCCGGGGTGAAGGCCCGGATCGCAGCTGCGCCAGCGGAGAACCCGATCAGCGGCGAGCACCTCGACGTCGGCGGCACCGCCGTGTTCGACGAGTCCACCCATCTCGAGGCGGTGCCCAAGACCGGCGCGACCATCGACTCCAACTCGGGCCGGCCGCTGGCGGCGATGGTGGCCGCAGGGCTGGACGTGCCGGTGACGATGCTGCTCGGCGACCCCGGCGTGGCCGGCGCTCGAGCGACGGCGGAGACGCTGGATCAGCCGACCGAGCATGCGATGCGGCTGCGGCGGGAGCTGTGGTCGCAGACCTTCCGGCGGATCCTGAACCATGTCATCGACCAGGCGGCGAAGGCAAAGCGGGGACCGCTGCGCGGCACCGTCGTCCGGGACGGCAACCGGGAGCTCGTCACCTTGGCCGGGGATGTCGAGAAGACCGTGGAGATCGTGTGGCCGGAGTGGGATTCGATGCCGGTCGACGTGCTGGTGAAGGCGATCGCGGCGGCGGATCAGACGAACAAGCTGCCCGGCGAGGTCATCGCCCGGCTGCTCCTGGAGGCGCTCGGCGTGGACGACGTCGACGAGATCCTGGAGGAGATCACCGACGACGACGGCCGGTTCATCGACCCGGCGGTGTCGGCAGGTCAGGCGGCGGTGGACGCGTTCCGCCGCGGGCAGGACCCGGAGGCCGCGCTCGCCGGCGCCGGCGTCGACGACGACCAGGGCGAGCCGTGATGCACGGCGACGCGCTGGTGGTGCATGTGGAGCTCGTCGACGTCGCCACCGGCGGCTGGTGTGACAGCTGTCTGCTGCCGTCGTCGTTGCACGTCACGGCGGCGCAGCATTCGCCGTACGGGGTAGCCCTGTTCGAGTTCGATCACTGCCCGGACTGCGGCGGGCACAACTGCCCAGCCCTGACCGCCGGCTGAGATGCCGATCACCCGGCAGACGCTGCGGCTGTCCGATGAGCTCCGCGTCGTCATCGCCGGCAACGTCGGTCGGGTCACCCGCGACCTGGTCGAAGCGTGGGTGCGGGCGTGGGAGCAGATCGAGGACGCGTGGGCGAAAGGGATCGACGACCTGGTCGAGGCCTCGGTCGACGGCCGCTGGCCCGACCAGTCGCAGATCCTGCGCGCTTCCCGCGCGCAACGCGCCCTCGAGGTGGCCCGCCGGGAGATCATCGCCCTGGCCGACTTCGCCGGCGTCACCGTGGTCACCTCCCTGCCCGATGTCGTCGGCCCGGCCGCAGCATGGCAGGCGCGGCTGATCGCCTCCCAGCTCCCGCCAGTGGCCGGTGACCAGGCGAGCCTGGCCGTCGGCTTCGACCGGGTCTCCGCGGACGCGATCGGCGCGATCGTCGAACGGTCCACCGAGCAGATCACCGCCCGCACCCGGTTCCTCGAGCCGCACGCCACCGAGGCGATGCGCCAGACGCTGATCCGCGGTGTCGCGATCGGGGACAACCCGCGCACAGCGGCCCGGCTGATGCTGCGCCGCGCCGAGGGCGTGTTCAACGGCGGACTGACCCGCGCCCTGGGTATCGCCCGCACCGAGATGCTCGACGCCTACCGCTCCGGCGCCGCCGCCGGACAGTTCGCCAACGCCGACGTCCTGGCCGGCTGGGTGTGGACCGCGCAGCTGGACTCCCGCACCTGCCCGTCGTGCTGGTCGATGCACGGCAGTGAGCATCCGTTGGACGAGATGGGCCCGAGCGATCACCAGCAGGGCCGGTGCGCCCGGGTGCCGAAAATCAAGACGTGGCGGGAGCTCGGGTTCAACCTCGCCGAGCCGGTGGATCTGCTGCCTGATGCACGGCGGGTATTCGCGGCGCTGCCGGAGGCCACGAAGCTGACCATCATGGGCCCGGCCCGGTTGCATGCGCTGAATGCGGGGACGGCGAGCTGGTCGGATCTGTCGATGGTGCGCTCCACGACCGGGTGGCGCGATTCGCATGTGCCGCGGCCTGCGCGGGAGCTGCGTCGCCCGCTGCGTGTCGTGCGCTAGTCGGGGAACGGCTGGCCGGGGGCCCTGAGTAGGACGGCGTCACAGCGGGTGCACCGGTAGGTCAGGTGCGCCCCGCCGCCGAGGGCGACCTCGGTCGGTTGCCAGTCATGGCCGGAGCAGTCGGTGTCGTCGTCCGCGCCCATCAATCGCTCACCCTACGCCCGAGGAGGGCCCGGCAATGCCCGAGACCAAGAAGGCCACAGCGTCGGAGCCGGCGGCGAAGAAGGTAGCCGCACCTGCGTCGAAGCCGAAGGCGTACGCGGACCGAGTCGGGGACTACGCCGCCGATGTCGCCCAGTTCGTGGCCGACACTCGTGAAGGGCTTGCCGAGCTCGCCGAGCAGTACCAGGACACGGTGGCCGAGTCCGTCCCTGAGCCGGGGCAGGAGCGGCTGGCGGCGGTGTTCCGCAATGTCCACGGCACCTTCGCCGACCTCGGCCGGGCCCTCGACGCCGCCGAGATCACCGCGGCGGACCTGGCCGCCGTCCGCGCCCGCCTCGGCTCCTGACCCTGCCGGGTACGTCATGCCGTGGGCGATACGCAAGGGCGCCGGCGGCTGCGGAAAGACCCGGTGGGCGGTCGTCAACGCCGACACCGGCGCTAAGCGTGGCTGCCACGCCACCGTCGCCAAGGCGCGCAAGCAGCTCGCCGCACTCAACGTCAACGTGACCGAGGAGGGCACGATGCCCGACACCCTGGAACGGCTGACGTTCCACGAGACCCGGCCGCTGGCCGAGGCGGCGACCCCGGCTGAGGGCACCGGTCGGCTGCTGGTGCAGCTGATCACTCCCGGCTGGGGCACGACTGGCTACTACACGCCCGAGGTGCTTGAGGAGGCGGCGGCCGAGCAGATTTTCCCAGCCGGGACGCAGATGTATCTCGATCATCCGACCTACACCGAGTCGGTCGAGCGGCCGGCGCGGTCGGTGCGTGACCTGGCCGGGGTTCTGGTCGAGGACGCCGTCTGGAACGGTCAGGCGCTGGTCGCGCAGGCCCGGGTGTTCGACACCTTCCGGCATGCGATCGCGGAGATGGCCGACTCGATCGGTGTGTCGATCCGGGGAGGCGCCGAGGTCAGCGACGGCGAGGCGGAAGGGCGCCGCGGCCGGATCGTGGAACGCATCGCAGAGGTCGCCTCGGTGGACTTCGTCACCAGGGCTGGTCGCGGCGGTCGGATCATTCAGGTCCTCGAGTCCGCCACCCCCGCCCGCGTGGTTGAGCGGGCCATTTCCGCCGGTGTCGCCGAGGCCACGGCGGAGAACCGCCGCGAGCAGCTGCGGCAGGCGCTGAACGACACCTACGCCACCGACGAGAAGCGGTGGGTATGGGTCCGCGACTTCGACGAGGACACGGTCTGGTTCGAGCGTGACGGCGGCGACCAGGCCGGTACGTGGCAACAGTCCTACACCGTCAACGACGAGGACACGGTGGTGTCGCTGACCGGTGACCCGGTCGAGGTGCGCGCTGAGACCCGGTACGTGCCCGTGCCCGCCGCAGAAGCCGTCGATACCCCGCCACCTGCCGACGCTGAACCGTCGGGCGACACCCCACCCGACGACACGACCCCGCCCGCCGAGGACGCAACGACGACCGAGGAGCCGGCCGGCGCGCCGGACGCCACCGCCCCATCCGCAGAGGAGACCGCTATGCCAGACACCCCGGGTGCCGGTGCGACCGCGCCCACCAACCCTCGCCAGGTGATGGAGGCCGAGCTCGCGCAGCTCCGCCGCACCGCCGCCATCCACGCGGCCCGCAACCGGGCCCGCGACGTCGTCACCGAGACGCTCGCCGACGCGTGGCTGCCGCCGCTGGCCATCCGCCGCATCACCGCCGACCTCCTCGAGGACGACCGGCTGCCGCTGGTCAACGACACCCTCGACGAGGCCGCCCTCCGCGACCGGGCCACCCGCGCCCGCGACGCCGCCGAAGCCGAGCACGCCGAGTCGCTGCAGGCGCAGGGCCTCGGACGGCCCCGCGGCCTCGGCGGCACCGCCCAGGCCGGCGGCGAGCAGATCAACCTGGAGGAGCGCCTCGGCGGCGCCTTCCGCGAGCTCGGCATGTCCGAGTCCGCAGCCGACCTCGCAGCGAAGGGACGCTGAGCGATGGCCAAGAATCGAGAGTTCGAGCACGGCAACCAGCTCTACCTGCCGGTCATCGCCGGCGTCGTGTCCGGCGGCCCAGTGGTCGTCGGCATGATGCCAGGCGTTGCGCTCACCACCCGCGACGCCGCCGGGTTCGCCACCGTCCAGGTCGGCGACGGGGTGTTCAACGTGTCCGTCACCGGGGCGCTGGCCACCGTCGGGCTGCCCGTCTACATCACGAGCGCCACCGGCGCCCTCGTCGTCGCCGCAGGCGTCGGCATCCAACTGTTCGGCCACAACCTGGCCACCAAGGGCGCCGGCGCCGGCGTCATCCCGGTCCGCCTCGCGCAGTTCGCTGTCGCAGTCGGCACCCCGGCCTGATCTCAGGAGGATCTGACATGACCGATTTCCTGGACCTCCTCGAGACCGTCCGGGCCGAGGAAGCATCCATCCACCGCCTGTTCGGCGACGCCGGCACCTCGGTGCGCGGCATGCGCCGCGACGACCCCCGCTACCACCGCTCGCTGGCCGAGGCCGCCGAGCTGTACGCCGGGGTCCTGTCCGGCCGCACCCCGATGCACCGCATGCAGGAAGCCATGAGCACCAGCGACTTCCCGCTGCTGTTCGGTGACATCCTCGACCGGCAGATGCTCGGCGCCTACGCCGAATGGCCGAGCGTGTGGCCATCCGTGGCGCGCCGCGCGACCGTGCGGGATTTCCGCACCGTCAAGCGGTTCACCATGGACGGCGCCGAAGCGGTGCTGCCCGAGGTTCCGCAGGGGTCGGAGTACCCCGAGGAGGCCCTGACCGAGGGCAAGTACGAGTACGCGGTCAAGAAGTTCGGCCGCCGGGTGCCGTTCCTGTGGGAGGCATTCATCAACGACGACCTCGACAGCCTGCGGAACACGCCCAACCGTCTCGCCAAGGCCGCCCGCATCTCCGAGGACCGGTTCTTCACCGACCTGTTCACCGCCACCGGCGGCGGCCCGGACGCGACGTTCTTCGCTGCCGGCAACAGCAACATCGTCACCGGCAACCCGGCGCTGTCCGTGGCCGGCCTACAGACGGCGTTCACCGTCCTCGCCGCCCAGCGCGACATCGACGGCAACCCGATCCTGAGCGGCAACGTCCGGCTGGTCGTGCCGCCGGCGCTCGAGGTCGTCGCCAACAACATCCTCAACGCCATCCAGATCGAGATCGCCGCCGGCTCCTCGTCGGCGAC